TTCCTCAGAGGTAAATGGGAACTGACGTATAACTTCGTTAAGCTCATTACTATTGTTGGACAATGCTTTGCGCTCATTCTTTAAATATGTTTTAGCACCGATATCAATAACCTCATCGTCTATACCCTCTACAGGTTCTTCAGGATCGTCTATCACAGGGTTACCATAAAGATCAAAGAACCCTTCTAGTGCCTCATATGCTGGTACAAATATCCTGTACAACATACTCTTTGTGCGTCCGTTAGCATTACGCTCAGTAGGATCTGACATATCCCAAAGGTCACGATAGTTTCTACCGCCTTTATCTAGCGGGTTAACCGTAGAGCCTACAATTGCCTTACCTACAAACTTACGACCAACCATTAAACAGGTACGCTGTATACGCCATACCTCTAGAATATCTTCAGGACGTTCAAACTTACCAGCCTCGTCGATGAATATTACCTTAAGCTTCTCACCGTCATATGCGTTGGACGTAGTGTTACGCCAATTAATAATCGTATTAAGTGCTTCACCGCCTCCGGCAGTTTTATTCTTTTTAGTAATACGCTTTGACGGCTCACGGAATGCTAGCTCTGTACGTGGGTTGGTAGTACCATCCTGTATAGGCTTAAAGAAAAACGGGTAATGTCTATACATACCTACAACCTTTTTCATAAAGATGTTTTCTTGAGCATCCTTACCCGTCTTAGACATAATACCTACAGTAACATCATATGTTGAGGTGCCTACGTCATCTAGCACTGAGGATGCTACATTAGTATATCCTGAACGGCGACACTTAGTATATATCTGTCCAGCACATCTAGGATCAACAAAACAAGCTTCAAGGTGAATCATAATATCCCTTTGAAAGCTTAGATAATATCCGTAGAAGCTAGCATCTATTTTACTCCACTGAAGCATCATATAATGTTTACCAGTAATATATGTAGGTATACCATTATTGTAAAACCACAATCCATTATTTCGCCTGTCAAATTCTCTACGTATGTACGGCTCGTGTTTTTTCTTAAACTCTTTAGGCATATCATACCACTCATCCATAGACCTTATACGTGCGAGCTCTACTGGCATATCCTGTCGCTTCCAGCGCTGCTCTTCTTTAGGTAGGTCGTGATAGAGTATACGTGTAGAATCGGGCTGTTGAGGTAGCTGTATAGCTAGGTTACCTATTTCTATAACTTCACCCTCACTATCTTTAGGGCATATGTTAACAACCTTGTCCTCGTATCCTTTTATGTCTTTAAGTACACCCATCAACGCTTGGCAAATCTCTCACTAAAGCCACCACCAAAGTCTTGATCGCCTTCAATATTACCAGTTTCTTTAAGCTCTTTTATCATTGTCTCTAATTTCTGATACTCAGTTATTAGCTCCTTTGCGTCAAGCGCAGATTCCTTAATGCTTTTGAGTTCAGCACGCCTTCCTGATCCGCTTTGTTCAGTGTCAATAGGTCTCTTAATTTCTTCGGTAATATTTCTTATAGCCTCAGCCATAGCTTCCAACAGCTCTTCACCGGCTTTAACGCTGCTGAATACTCTTTTACGACCCATTAAAATCCGGTTGCGTAGATATGATCAATATGCGTGCGATAAACTTCCTTTCCGTCAACCTTCATACGGTAGTCCGCGTGCTTCATAATCATCACCTTATCACCAGCTTTTAGACCTAGGTCTCTAACTACAGGTGAGTCATACACTACATATCCGAATTGATTATATTCGGGTTTCTTTAGCTCAGTAATGATTCCGCTCTCTGTAACCGCTTCATCAGGCTGGTCCTCTGGATCGAGGAATATCCACTCTGACAGCAGCTGTACATCGCCATCTTTGTTCTTGTAGGCGTAGGCTTGTGTAGACTGACTATTGTTGGGATTGTACTTGACATAGTAGATGTCATCTTGTACACGCTGTCTTTTGCCGTTTCCAGCAATAAGGACGTGATGATGAAAGTATAGTGTATCGCCAACCTTAGCTCCTGTATCGTATTTCTCAGGTACAGCTACAATCTCGGCTTCCATTTTTCGGTTTTCAAATTCGTTCCATTTAGGATCGATGTAAAGGGTTGTGTCTCCTACCTTAACTTCGTCGTTAAAAGCCTCAGGTAATCGCACTAAGAAATCGTAAATTGCTTTCATATTAAATTGAATTATGCTTAATTAAGAAAAGTCGCAGTCGTATTCTAACAACACGGGCATATCTTCTACAGATTTCCACATCATAATACCATCACTTGGATGCTTTATGTATATAAGGTATTTCACCTTCCCGTACTTGTATAGGTATTTTTCGTCTAACACGATAGTGTCTACAATACTTTCTCCTGCCTTCTGACCTATATAATAAGCCATAGCTTTAAGGGGGTTTACCCCAATAATAATTTTTCTAATCATTTTAATTTAAATTATGTAAAGAAAACGAGATTTAGTTTACATCTCCGTCTCTTCGTGATAAGTTTATCCAATAATCTATATTTGATGGATCTTTTTTAGAATCCTCTGCATCAGCTCTGTAGGCTTCTAAGCAATACGAAAGCAAATCATCAAGCTCATCCTCATCAGTAACTGAAAAAGAAGAAAGTAGACTCATATCTGCACGCTCATTACCTTCTTCGTCTTCATATGATGTACTCATATCTAAAAATCCGATAGATATACAAGCTAAGAACTCATCTTTTAGGTCATACTTAGACACTACAGAGTTAATAGCCTGTATAAGCTCTTGAATTTCTAATATACAGTCCTTTTGTTTTTCAGTCATTAGTCAAGTTTAGTTAAAATAAAGGTAGATGTAACAAGGATAGATGCACCACCGCCAGAATTTCTAACAGTATAGTAAAGATCTGTGTCTGCTTCAGCGTGGCGAACTAAAGAAAATCCAATAGCTGTGTTTCCTGTAGAAGCGTGCGCTCTTGTTATAGATTGTATAATAGCAGCAGAACCACCGCTGGGCTTCTCCATAACATCTACAATAATATCAGTGTTTCCAGAGGTTATTTCCAGCATAAAGTTTACATCTATCTTAACTAGACCCGATTGCTGCACAGTAACAGCTCCTGTTGTTGTTGAGCTCGTCTGAAAATGGTTGTCAGCATCATTTACCTCGTGTGAAGAAGTGTTACTGCCGTTACTTACAGCTGCCTGCGTTGGTGTAGCTGCCGACGCTGTTAATGTATACGTTGCACTAGGTCTCAGCACCCACATAGGGTTTGAAAATACTTGTCCTGTAAATGCAGAAGATGAAAACTCACGTTTTACAACGTCGTTGTTTGAGTCAATTAACAAAGCTGTAAGTTCGGAAGAATCTGTAGCGGGGGCTGAAGTAAAAGAAAGAGTGCCGTTTACCTCTACCGCTGTTGTTGACAGCTTTAAGGCTGAGTCGTTTCCAGATCCGTCTTCAACTACCTTCTTTGTAGAACTCAATCCACCCTCTGCTTGTAGAAGGTTGCCGTATTTATCCTTGATCTTCTGACCTGCTAATGTAGCCATACTGTTTTATTTAGTTAACTTTGCACAAAGATACTAATTTAATTCTACAGCTTATGCCAAAGGGCAGGGTAGCGAAGTCTAAGATGTTTAGAGACTTCTCATACATCAATGATAAATTCATAAAAGACAACTATTTGAAGCTATGGCACCCCGTGATGAGGGATATGTCCACGAACTATGATGTCAATGAATCACAGGTAAGGTTTATGCTTTTTGTATACGATCTAGAGTTCTGGACTAGAGACTGGATTGCTGAGCAGTACGGCAATAAGAAATGGGGTACTAGTAAGACAATAATATATCCACTGTTAAAAAAAGGATACCTCTACAAGCACTTTAACAGATACGCACCTAACAATGAGAAAAATGATCACCTCTTTCGTGAGGAGCTAGGTGAGAACTATCGTATACGCTACGCCCTATCTCAGAAGGGTAGAATCTTTGTAGCTCGTTTCTATAATAAAATGCAGGGAGATATTAAAATCAATGCGCCTTCTTCACGCGAAATTTAGCCTCTAAGCTACCACCTTTGTGTGGAACGAACTTCCCTTCGTGTGCCATAAGATAATGACGACCCTTCTCAGTCATCCAGTGATAACCGGAAGGAGCCTTTACCATCTCGTGTGTCTTAGATTTCTTAGCCTTCATCATTCTCTCTTTACAACAGTTAGACCAGAAACTGAAGATGTAGCAAATTTAGCAGCTTGCTTTTTGTGGTTCTCTACAAACTTCTTATCCTTAGGACTAAGTGAAGCGTAATCTAAATCAGTATACATATTTTTCATTGCTGCGGTTTCAGCTTTAAATTTGTCGGTAGCGTATACTTTCTTTCCTGTTTTTTTGAGTCTGTCCATATAGGACTTGTATCCTACCTTGGCAAATTTCTCTTGCTGCTTGATATAGCCGTCAGAGAGCTTAGTTACCTTCGGGGCTTTTTTAGGACCGATGACCTCACCCCCTTTATTGTATGACTTCTTTAGCTTCATTATCTGAATCTCTTAGTTTTTTTAGCTATATCCTCAGGCTGAGCAACAAACTGCTTACCCTTTTTCTTTCCTTTAGCTTTTGCTCTATTGGTTGCGGCTTTTTCAGCAGCTGTAAGTGCAGCCCAAGCAGCCTTAGGCAAGTATCTCTTCTTCCCTTTACTGGGCTTACCATCACTAGTGGTCCATTTTTGTTTGGTCCAGTCCTTTAAAGACTTCTGTGATTTCTTCAGGTTCATTACTTGTACCCTCCTCCTGCTGCTTTGTATTCTTTAGCTAACAGCTGAGCTTTACGTGCAGACCACTTACCAGGATCACCACCTCTGCTGCCTGCCATAATCTTATTGAACAAGCGCTTGCGCATTCCTGGCTTTGTATAGTTACCAGCTTCGTTAACCTTAGACTTCTTTTTAGCTTTCATTACTTTTTCTTCTTTGCACGTAACATCTTAAAGTCAGATCCAGAGATCTTGCCGTCCTTGTTTGCATCAAGCTTTACCTGACCACCAGTTAAGTACATCTTACCGCCTTGAGATAAATACTTCTCTGCGATCTTAGTAGCTTGAGCTTCAGTAGCTCCTTCTTTAATAGCTTGACGGTATGCGCGTTCAGCTTCCTTACGGCGCTTTAAGTACTCACGTTCTCCACGAGCCTCTTCCTTTTCTTCTTTTGTAGGCTCCTTATAGCCCGGTGGCTTTGGTGGACCGTAAGTTGGTTTCTTTTGTGGTGTTACACCACCCTTTTGGTACATATCGTACTTTCCGCCCTTACCGTATTTCTTTAGTTTCATATCTTGTTGCCTTATCAATAGATTACAAAGATAGCAAAGATATCATAACTGTCTGACAGCTAGAATATAACGCTAATATTGTTAGGCTTGCCTAAACCTGACGTACATAAGAGTTTTAGGCTTGCCTAAACCTCCTGCATCCCAGTAAAAACAGACTTGACATTCTCAAAAATAAGCTGTAACTTTACTGCATAAAGAGAAACAATAATAGTTGGTAGCATAATTCCTCAATCACTCACCGACACAACTTCTTATAGGGGTGGCGCTCAACGCCGCACCCACCCCTACAACCCCAAACAACCAGAACAACTCTGTATAAAGGTATACTATACTCTATATTTAGCTGTGCATCATCCACCTCTCTACAGCAACCCAAAACTATTGATCCCGTAGGGCGCTTTTAAAGCGCAAAACAATTATACACCATACCAACCTACGCCCCACCCAAAAATATACCCTTAAACACAATCTATATACCCCCTATTCATTTTTATTACAGCCTAAATACACCCCCCTGTTTTTTGAGTTGAGTTCTATCTGGAGTGGGGATTATATATATGTTAGAATCATAAAAGTGTCAGCCCGAAGTCGATACGTTTACCCCACCCCCCTTGGATCTAACTTGTTCATCCTCAGGTTTTTACCTTTTCTGACTTGATGTTCTGATTCAGCCTGATGCTGATAACCGCTTGAGACTTAGTTCGTTCCGCCTGAGTTATGAGTAAGGTAAGAACAATCCACACCCACCCATTTTACCACACATTTACCCACGTATCTCCACATCTATAATACCTGATTGAGCCCCTGAATAGCAAGGTTAGGTACACTGCCTAAAAAAAACTTTGCATTGCTGAGGCTAGTGTTGTCGGGGTTTTGTATGGCTCAGTGTTAATTACTTTGTTGATATGCTTGTGTATATGATAGCTGTATTGTACATTTGCCTCATAACCATTTAAATATTTGCTTTATGACAACTTACAAATTCACTCAA